CTCCCAAAAATAGTGGTAGGTTACCCCTACTCTTATTTTTATACCGACTTAGGTCAAGATGTTCTTGACAGCAAAGATACGGTAGTATTGGTTGGTCTTAACAGCAGCCAAACCGTCACTTGGCGTAGCACCTACGAATGGGTTTGAAGCCATACCGTAACGTGTCTTAAAGCCAATTTTTGGTTGGAAGGTGTCTTCACCAACAGCCTTGACCATTTGCAGTGGAACATATGGGCAATAGAATACACCACTGTCATATGGGTTTTGACCTTTGTAACCAACGGTTACATAGTCAGTGCCAGCATATGGGTCGATGTATACGCGAATGCGACCATTCAGGACACCAGCAAAGGTGTTACCTGTATCGTCTACTTGCAGGTTGTTGCTAATGGCTGGGCTGTAGTCCAAAGAACCAGCAGCGGCAAGAGCAGTTGCAACATCTGAAGAACAGATGAGGACGTTACCTTTACCACGGCGGGTTTCTTTTGCGATTACGTTGGACTCACGGTCGATTTGAACCGTCAGACCTTTGAATTTCTCAGCAGACCAACGACCATCGGCATCTGAACTCAGGTTGAAGATACCAGCTTGGGTTACGTTAGACTGTTGAGCGCCAGTTTTAGCTTGGCTGTTAACCGTGCGGATAACTTCACGGTTGATTTCTGCCAGAATCTCAGCAGACAAAATGTTTGCCAACTCAGTTTCGGCATCCAGACCATGAATTGCTTTCAGGTCTTGTGCGAGTTCCAAGCTGTATTCTGCTTTCAGCGCACGGCTTTTGGCAGTTACAGTTTGACGCTCAATGGTGAAACCCATTTCGTTGAACGAAGAACCACCAGTTGAACCCAGTGCTTCTGCGTCATCGGTTGGCATACCGCCAGCGGCCAGAGCCGTCAGACGTGCGCCTTCAGAGTCGATACCATCGGAGTCATCATTGAAACCTGATGGGTTGCTTGAGTCGTGAGTGCCTGAGCTGTCACCTGAGAACTGAGTCTCAGCTTCGTTGAACAGAGCTTCACGGTTAGAGGTTGAACCACCTTGATAACGGGACTTCATCGCGAAGATGAGACCAGTTGGGCCATTCATTGGTTGAACGCCACAAACGTCATATGCAATGAGGTTTGGCATGGCGCGGCGAACCAGTGAAATCAACACTGGGTCGAAGTTGTTTACCGAAGCGGTGTTGTTTGCTGGAGCGGCTTCAGTGATGAAACCCTGAGAGGCAACTTGCTCTTCAACGAGGGCTTTCTCTTGGTTCTCCAGAACAGCAGCGGTTACGGCGCGGCGGTGAGCGTCTTGAATTTTCTCACCTTCATCGAGAACTGGAGCCCACTTCTCGATAAGACTATCGTATGATACTTGCATCGTTACACTTCCTTATGTTCTTGGTGCAGTTTTTCTAATTGCCTGAATATATCTGTCCATTGCAGCAGAAGTCTCAACCGTAGCATCGGCATCTTCTACAATAGCTTCTTGTTCTTCAGGGGTTACTTCTTTTGCGAAATACGACTCTTTGATGGTCGCAACTTTTTCAGCGAAAGCTTCTTCGCTGTCGAAGTCAACGTCTTCAACGAGTGATTTCAGTTTTTCGACTTGAGTCTCTGCAAGGTCACGAGACGCTTCACGGATAATCGTTTCACGCTTGTAAACTTCCAGTTCTTCACATGTCTCAATAACTTTCAGAGTTGTTTCGTTCAGTTTGCTTTCCAGCTCTTCAACGGACTCAGAAAGTTCGTCAACTAGGTCAACTTTGGATTCTGGAACTTCAATGTAAGACTCTGTGAACAGGTCTTTCAATTTTTCCATGAAAGACTCAGCAATATCGGTGCGAAGACCGTTTTGAATTGCCAATTTGTTATCTTCCATCCAAGTCTCAACAACGTAGTTGAGGTAGCTGTCAACTTTTTCTACAAGGTCAGATTTGGTAGAAGCAATTTCTTCGGCCAATTCTTCTTTGTATTCAGCTTCCAAACGGTCTACTTCTTCAGACAGTTTAGATTTCACAGCAGTTTCAAACAATACAGCGGTTTTAGCTTTGAACTCATCAGAGAGAGTTGCTTCAGACTCGACCAGTGCATCAAGTTCGGCAGTAGTGTCAACACTTGTTTCAGCGATGACTTCATCTTCTTCCATGTCTACCGATTCGGTGTTCATATATGATGAATACACGTTTTGCACATCTGCTTTAGACATACCATTCATCGCATTGAACATTGCACTAATCATACCAGCTTTTGTTTTAGGTGCTTTTTCGCCTTTGTTAGCAGCGCCCTTGCCTGGCTGAGGTGCTTGCTTAGTTGCGTTACCAGCCTTATCCACAGAGGCAATGCTCTCTGGTTCGGTTACTGGTTGTGCAGTGTCAGCCTTACCTTTAGCGGCAGGAGCAGAAGCTTCTTCAAGCGATTCGTCTTCGAGAGTATCCACGATTTCTTCGTTAACTTCATCGTGGAGTTCTTCTACGACTTCACTCTTTACTTCTTCAGTCATTAGTGACTCCTTACATACTAGATTTGATTAACGAGAGGAAATTCTTAAACTCTCGAACACTTGTTTCATAAGAAACAGTTTTCGGAGCGTTCTTAATTTCAGTCTCCATTTTTTCAATTACTTGAGGCTTCAGAACACCGTTATCCCAAACCCAATCGACACCTTCCATGATTCCATTAACAAAAGCATCTGGTGCTGATGGGTCTTGCACGATGTCAACCGTGCTAAGAATAAAATCGTCTTTGACGACCATTGCGCCGTTCCGTTGCTCAAGGCTACCCATACCACGAGTTGACACGCCTAGTTGAACACCACCGTCAAGAAGACCTTTAACAATCTTACCCATAGGAGTGTCAAGTATTTGTGCCTTTCCTACCACATCGTTACCTTCGAATTTCATCTCAGTAATGCGGTGAGAAACTTTGTCCAGATTAACCGTTGGCCCTTCAGGGTGATTCAACTCACCAACCGCACGGTTCTTCTGAATTTGTTCTTTGTCGTATTTACTGACCGCAGCTTCCATAATTGGTTTTGGATATACGCGACCATTACGATTCTTTTGGTCTGCTTGTGCAAACACACCTTCGATGACGTATTTCTTCTCGCCATTTTCGTTTTTCTCGATGATACACTGAAGCGTATCATTTTCGGTGTATTCAGTAATAAGTTTCATTATGATAATTCCTTTACTACTTGCATTGCAGACTTCTCTGCGTCTTTCTGTGATTTGAAGGCATCCAGTCGGTCACCATCAATATACACGACAAACGGCAGAGAACCCTTCTCCTTAGTGATTAGGACAGGGATTTTCTTGACCTTTTTGTTGAAGACCACATCACCTTTTGGTTTGCGACCCGCCAACTCACTAAGAAGTTCTTTATATGTTTTCATAACATTATTTATACAAAAAAAGATTTCTACAGACTATATTTGTATATTAATCTTCAAGTTCTGCTAAGATTTCTTCGTCTTCTTGGAAGACCGTTTCGATTGCGTCTTCGATTTCTTCGTCTGAGATTTCGATTTCGTCTTCTTCTTCGGCGCTGGCTTCGAGGTCGGTATCAATCTCATCCGTATCTTCTCCGCCCAACTCAAGAGTTTCATCTTCAGTTTCCTCAGTATTTGCATCTTCTTCATCCTCAATATATTCGTCTACGATGTCTTCGTCAGAGACTTCTTCGTCTCCATTGAAGATTTGACCAGCAACCGCAATGCGTTGTGCTTCTAATGCGTCTGCCATTTTGTCATCAATAATACTTTTGAACGA